CTGATTCTGCTCTTCAGACATGAATAACCCGTAAGGTTAATTGCTGCCTAAGCCTATCAGCTCCATTTAGTTTCGTTTGCCCACCACGCTGGGCTCATCCTGCCTCTTGCAATGTTTTTTGCATGACGAGCCTTAAAAGACTTGCGCTTGTCTTTGTCGGCCTGTGATTCGCCTTTCCGTGGCGGCTTGGTTTTTGCCCCTTGAGCGCCAAAACGAATCATTCTGATCTTTTTGCCTTCTTTGGCTAAGACCACATGGCTGTTCTTTGGATGATCAGGAGTCCGCTTGGGCTTGTTGTAATCGCTGAAGGTCTCGCCCCTGTAAGTGATGCTCATTTCTTTTTCTTACGCCTCTTGTGCTGATACTTGATCTTGGCTGGTCCCTTCTTCTCCCTCTTGAATTTGGCTTTTTCCGACGGCGACATTTCGCCAGTCGTTTTGGGAGTTTTTGAAGACACACGCTTAGAAGGGCGACAAGCGGGGTAGCCATCCCGCTTCTCACCTTTCTGCCTTCCGCATGGCTTGCCAGTTTTTACGTCAACCCACTTTTCAGAGAACCAACGACCCAGGCCGCCCCTAGGCTTTTTTCTTTTTGCGGCCACGGGTGCCTCCTGATTCGGTCTTGTACTTACCGCCCCGCTTCTTGTACTCACGCACAAGCCACGCATTCGCATACGCGCTGGGGTACACGGCAAATTTGCGCTTTGCCGCAGCCTTGACTGTGGCGTAAAGGCTGGGATTCGTGGGGACGTTCCGCTTAGCCATTACTTCTTTTTGCTCCCCTTCTTCTTTTTCTTGGGGGGACGGCCCACTTTTGAGCCGTACGTGCCGGGTCCTTTGGGCATGACGCAACCGCAGTTACAGGCAGCCTAACGGCTACTTTTTCTTCTTACTAGCAGTTTTTTTCTTTTTGCCTCTGCGTACGGCCTTCATGTATCCGGCGCAGCGTTTCATGGCGTTGCTGGTTTTGGACGCCATTTCAACCCCCCTCCTTTTGCGTTTCCTTTTTAGCGGACTTTTTCTTGGCCGTCGCTTTCGGCTTCGCCGCAGCGCCTGACGCCTTGAACTGATACTTAGCTGGAAGAGCCATTGGGGTAACGGCGGTTTAACTGTTCCAAAGTTAGCTCTGTCCCGTCCCTGGCCACAAACTTACGAATTGCCTCATCCGGTCCGAACCGATTCACAAGACGATCCCAAAACTTCAAACGACCTGGGCCAAGAACATCCAACTTCGTGGCCTCGTCTTGTTCATTTAGCCATTCGCCGTAGTCCTGGCGGATGTCACTTTCGCGCCCGGTCTCACCGCGCCAAATGCTCCGCGTCCGTGAACGACAGTTGAAGTGTTGCGGCGGCAATGGCCCTTTACCCCACTCGTAAATCTTGCCGTCCAGTGATCGGCAACGGGCAGACGTGCGTGAATCCAACACCGCCGTGTAGCGATACCGGTTGGTGATCAATGGATTCGCAAGCGCCACAAACCGATCCACCTCCACCGCTATCTGCGTCACCGTGGTGCGAACAATCGCCCGCATCTGATTGTTGGCCCCGGATGTCATCTGCCCGCCGGCCTGAATGATGCGATCAATCGAGCCGCGCTGATCCTTGCGCAAACTGCCGCGCAGACGTAATGAGATCTGCCGGATCGTCTCGCCACTTAACAACCCGTTTCGCACCGTCAAGCCAAATAACTCCGCCTGCCGTGTCGCAATCCGCCGGAACGCTTTATCCACCACTTCGCCATTGGGTAGCCGCACAGCACCGCCGGCTGCCAGCTGACCCACTTGGCGCCCAGCCACACGCTCTTCAAGGTTGTCGCTTAATGCCACAACGCCACGAGCCGTGGGGTCAGACAACACAACAGCAGCAGCAAAGCCCGCCAAGATCGGCACACGCCGCACCGGCTCATCCTCACCCTCAGGAACAACCCTGCCCAGCTCCTGCTCACTAAAGCGAGCCTGAACCACAGCCAGCTCCTGCATCTCATCGATCATCAGCGCGGTGCTAAACGCACCCCACGCCTGCAACTCGATCTTTAGTTCTTGGAGAATCGCTTGGAGCTTTTCAGCCTGATCAGCTCCCGACAAGCCATCAGCAGCAGCCAGCTCATCAATAGCGTCCAGCACCCGATCGTTATATGACTCAATAATCCGGCGGGAAACGCTGTTGCTGTAACGATTGAGTTCAATCGCATTTCGGAACAGTTCGGCTAGTTCATTCATGCCGGTTTCAAGCCCAACTCGTCAGGAGTCTCGACACAAATCAACGAAACATCAGCGCCAGCCTGCAACGCGCATTTGATGATGTCCCGCATTTCTGCCCGCATTGCTTCGTCGTACGAATGAATACAAGTTTCGGTCACTGCAATCACTTGTCCCTTCTCGTACCACGTTGTACGCACAACGGCGTAATTTTCGTTGATCAGGTCGCCCGTTGAGAAAAACAGGAGCTGTTTGTGCTCATCGTCCGACCGCTTCCTGCGTAGCTTGTCGATCCAGCTCATCAGTCGGGCATAGCGTCTTGATCTTCCGGCTCAGCTGATTCCTCCGGCATGGTCTCCCGCGCCTCAGGTTCTGGCTGGTCCATCTCAATCATGCCGCCGTTCTGCGTGCCTTCCAACTCCTCCTCCACGTCGAAGTCGTCGCCCAGCACCTCGCCAGCCTCCAACTGCTCCAACAGCGTGGACTGCGTGATAGTGCCCGCCGTGTAGAGCTGCAGCAGTGCCTGAATCTCATCAGGCTCCAGACGTGCCGCCATGAAGTCACGATTGACAAAGGAGCTGCCGGCCTCAGGAATCTGCAGATAGTCCGCGTGATACTGCAGGCAGTTATCAATTAGGTCCTGCATCTGCTGAGCCACAACCTGCATGGTGCTGTCGCCCTGACTGCGGTCGATCCGTTTGGATGCCGCCGTTTCGGCTGACAGCTTCTGGCCCAAAATCGCGGCCAGACCCAGCTCGTTGATCTGGCTGGCGATTTGATCCAGCCGGCGGAACTGAGCATCGAAGCTCCGACCCTGGGGCTCGATGTACTCCGCCTTCGCATCTTGGGGGAGGGCCATCGCTTCTCCAGGCCCTGCGCTGATCTCCTCCGCAGATTGCGGGAAGCCATAGACCGCGAGCATGGGGACAGCGCTGATGTGCAGCTGATTATCGAGATCCGACTGCACCTGATACGCCTTCAGGTTCAGCTCGGCAATGTCAGCCAGCGGCGGGCGTGATTCGAGGATGCCCGTCCGGTTGGCATAGGCCACCGCAAACGGGATGACATCGAGACTGGTCGTCCCTTCCTCCACCACGCGGTAGTCCCCCTTCTTGTCCTTCTGGTGGATCTCAAATGCGCCAGGGGTCAACACGCGCACCTGCTCCACCAGCTTCTCGCCGTAGTCGCCCTCAGGCTGCACAACCTTCTCGAACAGTCGCAGCTGGGTGAGCTTCTGCTGCCCGTCGATGATTTCGGACCGCCACCCGAGCACATCCGGCGGAGAATAAATGCTCCAGTACGGCCGGCCGTTTTCACCCGCAGCCGGTGCATCCACCAGCACGCCGACATGGCCGTAGCGAATCATTTTGCGGGCGGCTTCATACAGAAACACGTCCAGATTGTTTCCCAGCAGGTCAACATCAAACAGCTGTTCGGTGACCGTATCGCTCACGTCTTGCAGCCGAATTGGCTTGCGCGTCAACATGCCGGCGAGCAATCTTTCCAGCCTTGAGAAGTAAGGCGGCAAGGTTGAACGCATCAGACGGGCGTCGTAGCTCTCGTCTAGTTCTCTTGGTTCTTGCGGTAGGTATTTGCGGTGCTTTTTCCTGATGCCGAATGTTCCCAAACTAATCGCTTCTAGAAGCTCCCAGTGGGGCTCCATGTTCACGTAAGCGTTATTGGGGTCACTAACAATCGCAACGCTTGATGCACGCTGGCGACCACCTGCAAACGATGAATACACGGCCCGCCCTACTTAATAGCCACAGCTTAGTAAAGCCTGATTCCTGTGCCTCGACCAGCGCGGGCATGCAAGATCGAAAACTCTCTGTAAACGAGATAACCCAGCGCGTCGTTCATGTGGTCATAGCCGGCGTCTTTGTCCGGCTCGCCTTGCTCCGTATAGCTCTGCAGCTCCAGGCACTCGATCGTGCGTTTGCAGTGCGCGGCTACCTGCAGCCTGACCTCGCCCTTCCCGTTCTCCAGCAAAGCTTGAACAGAAGCCACCCGATCACGGACGGGAGGATTCGATTTCGGCGACTGATTGCTGAACCCATAGGACTCAAGGATCGCGACATCGGTGCGGCTGGAATTCGTAGATCGTGCCGCTCCTGATGCGTCCGGGTAGGCCAGGATGCGACGGTCGGGAAATCGTCTGCGTATTTCTTGTGCCAGGGCGTCGGTGTCATGGGCGCCGCTGATCTCATCAATCAGCAGTAAAGAGTTGCCCAGACGGACGCCAATAACGGCGCTCATATTCCCGATGTTGAAGTCAATGCCGGCGCGGATGGGTTCGTCGCTTACATCTGGAAGATCTCGACAGATGTGTTTGTTGCGGTCGAACCGGTCGTAGACCTGGCCGGTGGTCAAGTTGGTGAACTCGCCTTGAAGATACGCGGCGAGAAGGCTGGGGTCGTAAGACGCTTCCAGCCGGGAAATGAAGTCTGGGGGCAGATGTGGATTGTCTGCCGAGCGCATCTTAATGAGCCTGCGGTCCTTGCGCTCCTTTGCCTCCTCAGTGCCGAACGTGTTCCACATCCAGCGGAAACCCTCAGGGGTGGATGCTGCGGCGAACTGCCGGACGTTGCCGGCGCGAAGGCGGCCGAGGATCTTGGGAAATGCCTTTGCGGCCACGGCGGGCGGGACCGTGTCCATCTCATCGGCCAGGCAGAAGCTCAGGTTAAGTCCAATGATTCTTGTCCAGGACTCAAGGGACCGGCACAGGATCTTGGTGTCACCTCCGGGTAGGTGCAGGATCACCTCAGGCAGTGGCGAGGCGCGGAAGGTGTAGGGGATCTCATAGCGCTCCAGGAACGCCTCAAAGTCATTGAGCCAGATGTCCCGAACAAGGGGCCCAGTGGGCTCCATCACGCAGCCGGTGTGGCCTTGGTTGGCCAGGGCCAGGGCGCAAGTCTTGGCGGCCAGGGCGTGGGTCTTGCCGCTGCCATAGCCGGCGCACAGCCCGAGGATCTCGGTGTCCTGGTCGTCCACAAAGGCCAGCTGGCCGGGGTGCAGATCGGCGCGGATGCGTTCGAGGATGTCGGCCGCCTCCTGCTGATCAGGTGGGGAGGCGAAGGCTAGAAGCGGCTCCGATTCGGTCAGCCCGTGCAGGAGCGAGACCATCAGAGGTCAAAGCGGAGCAACTTGGCCTGGGTCTCCAGGGCCTTTATGGCAGTTTGCAGATTGTCCTCGCGGCCGGCCTTCTGCTCATATTTGACAAGGCGGGCAATGGCGGCGGCCAACCATTGAGGCCGTTCGATGTCCGAGTCCTGCTGTATTAACTCGCGTG